ACCAGAAAAACAAACAAGAGTATTTTTACCTTCACCTGGGTTATAAAATACTCTTAATTTGTCATCGTCATGCAAGATTATCATTTAAATTTCACGCTTGCCATAATTTCAGTTAAACATGCAGTAAGATTAATTTCTTGATCAGCAACAAATGCCGCTTTGTATTGATAGTCAGCAATCAATAGTACGACTTGAGGAATAGTAGATACTTCAGGAATCAAACTATCATATATGAATCTGAAAATGCCCTGAGGATCTGACTCAACATTATTAGCAACCCATTGACGCATCTTTTTCCAATCTTTTTCTTTGAGAGAATCTATCAACTCTTTAGTATTTATTTCAGAAAAATTGCTGAGAATACCCTCATCAATAGTACCAGAAGAACTATATCGTTGCAACTCATTGAGCACTCGCCTGTAATCAGGATAGTACTTCATCAACAATTCAACCAACACTTTATCTTTGTATTCTACATTTTCTGCTTTAAGTATACTTTGCATCCGTTTCATAAAGGCAGAAGCAAGAGCTGCTTTATCTGCTTTATTGGATTTAAACTCAATCACAGTGGTTCTACTATGCAGAGGTGCAATTATCTTCTGCTTATAATTACAAGTAAAAATAAAGCGACAATTATCAGAAAAGTTTTCTATAAAAGCCCTTAGTGCAGGTTGAACCGACTCACGATTTAGATAATCAGCCTCGTCTATAATAACAACTTTAGTGCCTTGTCCAAAACTAACACCACTAGCAAACTGTTTAATCTTAGTTCTCAGGGTATCAATTTGACGACCTTCATCAGAACCATTGATAATAATATAGTCAGCACCAAGTTCTTCACAGAGGGCACGTGCTACTGTAGTTTTACCTGTACCTGCTGTACCACACAATAACAAATGAGGAATTTCTCCTTTAGAGAGAAACTCCTTAAACATGTTTTTGATAGATTCGGGCAAGATACATTCATTAATGGTCTTCGGTCTATACTTTTCGACCCATAAAAAATGTTCCATTCACAACTCCATAATATAATATAAGTTCAACTCAACCGCTCTTTAACACTGGTCGTATCATTAATAGATAATTCGATATTTCTACTAGTAGTCACTTCAATATGTTGAGGATTGCCTGTTTTTTTCTTCTCAAGAATACTGTCCAATGTCGTACTCATTTCAGATACCTTACTCCGAAAAAGAGAAACATCGTTATCTTTTTCCATTACTTTTCTCCTACTTTGAATGGATTTTCTTGATCGGTCATAACCTTCTTAATCATACTAATTGCAGAACCTGGGCGAGCAAATACAAACTCTACCGTTTCATCCCACTTAGTAAATGAAACCAACCATCCATTGCCAGCCTCTCGCACTTCTACAATAAGTTTAGATTCATCCATGATTAAAACTCCGAATCTTTATCAAGAGCCAGCCAATACCGAGAGCTACTATTAGTGCCTTCTAGGTAGATGAATTTCTTTTCTGAAACTGTTACAGTATAAGTGTCATTCATGATTTTCAAGCTATCAATCGGCAAATATGCCTTGAACACTTTATTTGAAGCTGAAATTATTTTCCGATAATTATTACTCAATGGAGTTTTAGGATCACCAACAACAATAGTAACTTCAGTGCCATTACCAATCACACTAAACATAGTAGCTTGACTTACAGAGGCGGTGCTAAAAATAGTTTTAAGTGCATCTTGAGTAAGAGTAAACTGAAAATAATTATCAACTTCAATTTCTTTATCAGGTGCAGCCTGAATGACTGACGGATCTGAATAATAATACTTCATTGTACCTGAATCAATCTCAACTTGCAAGAATTCATTGTCAAATCTAATGTCAGAATTATCTGCCAAGCTAAGAGTAGCTAAGAAACTATTCAAATCGTAAATTGCAAATTCACGATCAAAGGTTTCTTGAATTTTAGCTTTAGCAAAAATATTCTTACCCGCGCTGATTGTAGAAACTGTGTCACCAGCCCGAATAAGAATATTAGGGTTAATAGATGCAAAATTCTTCAAAACTTCTACAGTGTTTGTACTCAACTTCATATTGTATCTCCATAAATAAATAATGTTTGTATACTATACTATACACAAACTCAATTGTCAATTGTTTTCTATAACTTCAATGTCGTATGTAATACCTAACTCGGCCGCTTTACTTGTCAGTCCAGCTTTGTTCCAGATTGGAACAACTTCGTTGTAAAAAGATTGCCAAAGTTCTCGGGTTGGAAACCCGTAGACTATGCTCTTTACTGCTCCTTCTTTAACGGATTCTTGAGTACCGTTATATTTAGATATGAGATTTGTAATTGCTAGAGGGTCTTCTATCACCTTCATAGAAGACACATCAGTATTTTCAGAAGGTTTTGTCATTGTGAATCGTACTTTAAATCCCATTTCTATCTCCTAATAAAAGTAGAGTATTTATTCTTATTTATGCGTATCGTAAATTCTGTCATGCTCATTTAATGCTAAAAATGCATAATGAATTACTTTCAACAAGTCCTTGCGATAGTCTTCAGGTCCACCTTTCTTACCATACCGAGCATTGTACTTATCAACATTGCCCAAAAAGAATCCTAGTCCATGGCCTCTATCAACAATAACCTCGGCGGATTGTAGTCCGCCTTGGCCATAATGTCCTGCGTAAGTAGAATCTATGTAATCCATAAATTCTTCTACCAAAATGTCTTCATTGAATTTATAATTCATAATTATCCTTAAAACGCTATATCGTCATCAGGTACTTGAACTTCAGGTGCCTGTGGATTAGAAGGATCAACCTTGCTATACAAATCAATAAACGCTTGTTTAGTATCAGCATCAAAACGATTAGTACACAGTGTAATTGCTTTAGTCTTATCCTTAAAGACTGCAAACGCATTTACAATATGCTCCAAGCGCCGGGTGCTGACCAGTTCATCTATACCACCTTCAAAATAGGTTTTACGGATGACATCTGACCAAGTAACAAGATGACTGGCAAAGTCATCATCAACGCACCCGGCGCGTTCCATCTTGTTGAGAACTATGCGTTTCTCAACTGCCATTGTAGGATACTCCTGCTCCACGGTAATTGCAAAACGTTCCAGGAACGCCTCGTCCAACAACTGTGCGCTGATGAATTTACCATCGTCTGAACCACGACCTTTTGTGTTAGCCGTTGCTACAATAGTAAACCCGTGGGCAGGAGTAGTGGTTTCGCCAGTCTTCTTATTGAAGTAGGATTTGCCCTCAAGGATGGCCTGGAGACACATCAACTTGTTAGAGCCACGATCTACTTCATCAAGGATCAGAACCGCGCCACGTTTCATGGCGGTGAGGACCGGTCCTTCACGATAGACTACGTTACCATCAACTAGCGTATTGCCACCGATTAAATCATCCTCATCGGTTTCAATACTAATATTAACACGGATAGATTCCCGCTTGAGTTGGGCACATACTTGCTCAATCATTGTGGTCTTACCGTTACCAGAAAGTCCTGAGATAAACACAGGATAAAAAATGCCCGCACTAAGAATAGTTTTTAGGTCTTTATGGAACCCGAAAGCCACATAAGTATCATCTTTTGTAGGAACCAAATTCTGAATATCCATAATCAGTTTAGCCATTGTTACAACTTTAGGAGATGTATCTGAAACTGGAGTTTGTGCAGGTTTAACAACCTCAAGTTTAGTGGGACGAACTGAAGGAGAAGTCCCGCGCACCGGGCGAGTAAAACTAGCCGCAGTACCCGCAAACATTTCGGTCAGATCATAAAGCCCCCTATCAACTTTATATATGTCCAGTTTCCACTGTTGGATAACTAGTCCAGCAGCATCTGCCTCACTGACAATATCCTTACGACGAATATGATTATTTCCATCAACTAATTGACGAAGGTTTTTTACAAAGGTCGGGTTGTTCATAATATAGTCTCCTCACAAGACAATGATTAATTTTTCAGTTTATATAAGTATTATACAGGGCTTTTTCAAGAAAGTCAAGCATTATTTCAAATTTCTTTTACTAATGAAATCAATGAGTTACGAGTGAAATAAGTGCTTGATTCTTATACAGTTTTTTAACGAACAATCAAGCACTTACAGCCTTACCTTGAAATCTGTAGCAGAGTAGTATACTCATTCGCTACATTCCACCTTACGCTATTTCGGGTATAAACTTCTGAACAAACACTCGTTGCTGAGACTTAGAACTTGCAAACTTA